GGATGCCGGCAAAGGTGCGGGTGCCGGTCTTGTCGCGGCGGTCGGCGCGCTCGGGCGTCTGCCGCGCCTTCAGCTTGACGGCCGGAATTCGTCTCGCGCTCTGAATCGACGGTGCAACGCCGTACTGAGGTTCAGGGGCAACGTAATACCGGTTGTTGCTCGATGCTATGTAACACGACATGTCAGTTCATTTCCTTTCGCTTCAGTTGGCGCTGACGTTTACCTCGAAGACCACTCTGGTGATCTGGATGAGATGGCGTCCGCCGTGCTTCACGGGTCCATAGGCCACCTCGTAGCCACCGGTGTAGAAGATGCCGCCGCCCCAATCGCCGCGGCTTGCGTCGAGCACGTTGGTGATGGCGTCAACCATCCGCTGGGAGTGCTGCTCGATTCCCTCCAGGCGGTCCTGCGAGACGCGCGCCTCCACCACCATGCGCGCCGTCCCCGAGAACGTCCGGAACTTCTCGCGCAGCGTGTTGGAGAGCTTCTCGCAGTAGACATGTACGGCCGGGTACCGGGCCGCCGCACTCTTGTCCGACAGTTCGGCCGACACGTTCTGTGCCCGCAACAGATCGGCTGCGATGAGCGGCAGCCGGATCCCTTCTGAGGCGCTCAGGTCGGCCAGCGCGGCGTTCAATCCCGTGGCCGGAGCGCTCAGGATCTCCATCAGCCGGCCGCTTACCAGACTTCCGCTCCTCGCCATCGCTTACCCCCTCCGCGCCGAGTGATTGTCGGCCACATAGTATGTCGGCGGTTGCCCGCCGCCCACCGGGCGCCCGCCCGTCAACAGCGTTCCCGGCGATGTCCACAACGACCCCACAGGCAGCGGCGCCGTGGTCTGAAGCGTCACCCACTCCAGAGTGAGACCGGCATACACGTTCCATCCGGTCACGAAGTTCTCGGCAGGGCTTCCCGCGTCGAACGTCGAGCCGGCGCCGGCGTTGAACGAAGCCGGTTCGCTGGGCGCGCTCTCCTGTCCGATGTCGTCCACCCAGGTCACCTGGACGTAGCAGGTCAGGTCGCTCGACGTGCCGGCCACCACCACCGGCCGGCCAGGCCGGGCGATCGGCCGTAATACCATCCCGACGCCGATCTGGAAGTACTCCTCGGATGCTTTGCGCGTTGCCTCGGCGTACTCCTTCAGCTTTTTCGCGTAGCGTTCGTTGAGCTGGCTCCCGTAGGCGTCGCGATAGACCGCGTCCAGAGTGCGGACCGCATGCCAGCGCCGCATTGCCGGAGTCACCACTACTCCGCTCATTCCCAGCCGCCGCCGCTGTGCCTGCGACTCACGCGTGCCTTCCGTCAGCAGGAAGCGCAGGACGCTGTCGCCCAGTTCCGACGCCGTCAGCCGCAGCTTGGCCTCCAGGTCGATTCCTTCGGTGGCGGCGAGGTCGAGTATCGAGCTCTCGTAGCTGCGCAGGTATTCGATATCGGCGGGTGTGCCGTCCGTAAACAGTGGCATCGTCGTTACCCTTTCTTTGGCCGAACCCGGCCGCGCAGACCGCGCAGTTCCGCGTCGGAGATCACCGTCAGTTGCAGCCGTTCGGCCAGTTGACTCTCGACAGCCTGGCGCGCCGCCTCGGCTTGCGCCTTGCGGAAGTTTGCGGCCTCTTCGGCGGTCGCCAGGCGCGCCCGCTGCTCGGCCACCAGGCGCGCGGCCTGTCCCCGCGTCACCTCGCTGCACACTCCGGCCCTGCCTCCGTCGGCCGTCTTGCAGCTCACGATCACCGCGAACGCACCCTCGATCGCCTCTTCGATTTCCCGCAGTTTCTGGTAGAACTCTCGCAAATCCATGTCGTGTTCCCTTTCGTTTCCTCCTGAAAAGCGAAGGGTCCGGCCTGCCGGACCGGACCCTCCACCAACTCGCGTGCCGCCGCCCGGATCGGACTACGACGAGATCTGAACGGCGTGATTGTTGCGCAGCACGCCGCAACCGTACAGCACGTCCACCGTGAATTGCTGGGCCAGCGTGTTCGGCTGGTAGCTCATCGTGACGCGCATGCCGAAGTTGCCGAGTTCGGCGTATTCGGCGATCGCGCCGGTCCCCGGCAGGGGCTGCGGAAGCCGGCGAACCACCAGCCCCATGGCGTTGCGGGCGAACGCCAGATTGTGCGTAATCACCGGCGAGCTGCCCGTCTTGGACACAAACTGGGACCGGAAGACGTAGAAGTCTTTGATCTTGCCCACCGTGCCGTCGATCAATGCCCTCAGGCCCGCCTCGCCGGCCGTGTGGTACTCGCTGAAGCGCGTGTTCTGCCGCAACTGCGAGTACACGTCCGCGCTGACCACCAGGTACTTGGAATCGGAGGCCGGAACCTTCGCCTGGAACAGTGCCGTCTCGGCCTGGTCGATCACCGCCTCGCTCACCGTCGCACCCGGCGCGCCCAACGCCGTGTTGGCGGTGAACTGCGAGTACAGGTTCAGCAGGTCGCTCTCGATCCGCTCGGCCAGCGCCACCACCGCCGGCTGCATGTACAGCTTCAACAGGTCCGGCACGGCCAGCACTTTGGTCACGTCGGGAATCTGGAAGGTCGCCTCGGCGTGGGTGTTCAGCACGATTTGCGCGTTGCCCAGATTCGGATTCTGGGGCGTGACCGTGCCGCCCTCGGCGATATTGTTCGCCACCAGCGTCGGCGGGATCGGCACATTGACGGTGTCGCCCGCCTGGGCCAGAGCCGGCTCGTAATCTCGATTCACCAGGTTCCCCATGACAAGGTTCCCCATCAGCGCCGGCAGTGCGTCCACGGCCACCAGCTTGCAAATCGCGTTCGCCACATTGGCGGAAGTAATGACTGGCATCTCTGATCTACTCTCCTCTTCTTGTCGAATCTCCGGCCCGGCGGCTCGCGCCTCCGTGCCGCACCTACTGACCTCGCAGCGTCTGTGCTGCCACCCGCGAGATCTCCTGGCGGATCTTCTCGAGTTCCTCCGCGCCCATGCCCGGACGGATCTTGTCGATATCGATGTTGCCTCCGCCCGGTTGTGGAGTCCGCTGCACCCCACTCGCTCCCGACCCGCCGGGTATCCGCGCGGGCAGCAGCTCGGGATTCTCCGTGACGAAGCGCGTCAGGTATTCCCTGGCCGTCACTTCGCCCGAGTCCGTGCGGGCCACCAGGCGACCGTCCTCGGCGCGTTGAAGATCGTCCCGCACGGCTTTGAACGCCAGGTCGATCTTCGCCACCCCCAGCCGTTGCAGCTCAGCCCGTATGGCGCTGCTCCGCTCGGCTTCTTCCGCGATCGCGCGGCTCCGCTTGTTTTCCTCCACCAGCTCGTTCAGCCGGCTCTCCAGTTGTTCTCTGCGCTTCCGCTCCTCCATCAGTTCGGCTTTGTGCGCCGGTTCGGCCTTGGCCTGCTCCGTCCGCACAAACTCCTGAATGGCTTCGCGTATCACCGATCGAACGTCAATCTGATCCATTGCGTCTCCTTGTTCCGAAATTCCGTCCGGTTACCGGCTGGCCTCAATCTCCGAGGCCACCCGGTCCTTGATGTCCTGCCGCGCATCGCACAGGTACTTCAGAGCGAGTTTCTTCTTTACCTGCTTGGCCAGCGTCGGCGCCTCGATTCCCAGCGCCAGCAGGTCCCGTGCGTTCTGCAACTCGGTGCTGAAATCGCCGATGTCGAACTCGTCCATGCCCGAGACATCCACCAGCAGGCCATCCTCCCGGACCGCTTCGATCGCCCGCAGCAGCCGCCGGGCCAGGTCCTTCACCGAGTCCCCGTACGCCCGCAGCACCTCCTGCGTAATCGAGAAATCGCGCAGCTTGCTCATCCCGGACTGCGCCACGCCGGAGTCCGAAGCCCGCGCCATCTGCGACACATAGCAGACCCGGTAGATCTCGCTCTGCAACCGCGCCAGGTTGTCGGCCGCGATCTCGAAGACCCGGCCCTCCGGCTCCGTCCATCCGAACTTGTCCTCCGGACCCAGTTGGATGAAGTAGCTTTCGCCGATCATCTGGCTCCACTGGCGGTCCGAGTAGACCACCGGCATCGCGAACAGTCCCATCGACAACGCCCACGACAGCGCGTTGGATTTGTTGAAATGCTCCAGTTGCAGCGAGCCCGCCCGGTTGAGCAGCCACAGT